CCTGTAACACCTAATGCTCCTGTGGCACCCGTTCCAGTTGTTACTATATTTTGACTACCAAAATCAGGACTTATCTTTGTACCTGCGATAGCAGCACTAGCGTTTATATCGGCATTAACAATACTAAGGTCAGATATGTTTGCACTCGTTACAGTAATTGCTGTAGGCAATGCACCTGTGGCAAGTTTTGACAATGCAATCGCAGCACTCGCATTTATATCCGCATCTACTATCGCTCCATCAGCTATCTTGGCACTTGTTACCGCACTATTATTTATACTAATCGCTGTTCCGTTACTGGATACTGTTACATCGCCCTTATCACCATCAGGCAAACTCGGACCCTGTGGACCCTGAGTTTTTATAGTGACAACACGGGTTTCTCCGTTTACCGTAACTGTATTCTTTGTAGTTGTAACATTAACTGAAGTCATGCGGTGTATCCTTCACTTACAAATATAGTACCCTCTAAATAGTATTCTTTCGACCCCGAAGGAGCAGTTAATAAAACATCGTATTTTAAAACATCAGGGGTAAATGTAGCTGTTTGTGTGTCTGTCAACGCTATAGAAACAGAACCAGCAGAACGATCAGTATAAGTTGTTGTAAAATCTGCATATTTTGTGGTACGAGTTTCTTCCCATACCTGTGCTTCCACTGTATATCCAGTTAAGTTTATTGCAGCATCATTTCCATCTTTAAACAACAAAGGAATAGTATGATCTGATCTACGCTGCAACGTGAAATTATATGTACCAGGTTGAATTGCCATAATTAAGTTTTAATAATATACATCATAGCTATGTTGCGAGGTCTTGATTCTGTACCTTGATTATCAATTTCTACATTTACATTTGTTGCAACAGTTATTCCAGTAGTATTATCATCTATCGCATTACTTCTAACGTCATTGTTACCACTACCAGTATATTGATTTCCTCCATCATCATCGTTTCCATAACCTCTAGATGGGTGGTCATGACCTGGGTCAGTAACAGTTGATTGTGCAATAGCATCTGCTGTATGAGCGTGTTGTTGGTTTTGTCCTCCCTGTGAACTACCAATAGATCTACCACTATCAGTACCTTTACCATTATCAAAACCCCTTACAAACTCACCACGCAAATCAGGTAAATTAAAAGTATTAGAACCATCACCCGTTCCATAGGTAGTACCAATCACAGCAAATAAAACTGCATATGTATTTCTGTTAACGGCAGCACCATCGCACTCTAAATAACCAGATGGAACTGTAGCTACTGCCATACAAAAGACGGAACCGCTTGGCACACCATTAACAGTTGTAAATGATAATGCTCCAGAACCATTCGTCTGTAACATTTGACCATTTGACCCATCTGCTCCAGGTAAAGTAAAAGTTACATTACTGCTGACAGAAGCAGGTGACTTTAAAGCGACAAAAGGAGCACCACTGGAATCTTGAAATCTAATAGGCAACCCATTACTCATATCTAGTCCAGCATCGCTAATTTCTACTCTTTCAACACCAGCAGTTGCAAAACCTATAGTATTTGATCCAACTCTAAATATTCCTGTGCTTGCATCTCCGTCAAAACTTAGTGCAGGACTTGATGCTCCAGAACTATCATCAAGTAAAAGCTGACCTGTCATCGTACCACCTGCTCTTGGTAGTAATCCTAAATTGGCAGAATCGACAGATCCTATAGTAACAAAAGCATTATTGGCTGCATTTCTTATTTTTAAGTTATTGCTATCTGCCGTATCAACATAAGGCATAAAAGCTGCTGTATTACTTGGATCAGAACCGCCACTATAAAAAGTAAAAGACCTATCAACAAAAGTTGAATTATTATTTTGCATAACTTTTAAAGTAAATCCTGTTCCACTTACATTGGTAACTGTAAAAAAGTCTCCAGCTTCAGCATCTTGAATAGTAATACCAATAGAAGGTAAAAACGCATTTGCTCCACCTAAACCAGTAGCTCCTGTAAAAAATGGCGATCCAAAAGTAACAGTTTTACCAGAAGAAGATGTACCTGACTGTTGTGGTGCACTAGATGTAGTTCCTCCTGTTTGATAATTTCTCTCTGTTCTTGATTGAAATTCTGCTGTATAACCTGCTTGCTGCACGTTCATATTTTGTGTAGGACTTAAAGTTTCTAAAAGTAACCTAAATTTAAATCTTCGACCTTTAAATGTTCCATTAGCAAAATTATTAAACGATCCAAAGCTACCCGATGCTGTTTGTGATGTTGCTACTTGTACCTGACAATTAGCTTGATTTGCTGCTGGACCGTCAAAATTACCATCAGTAGCATAGTCATCCCAAAAAGAACCAGTTGGAATAATTGTCTCAATATCTGTTGCTATATTAAATCCAACAGAACGTATAACTCTTTTTAAATCAAGAGAAAATACAGCACCTAAATCTAGTACATCTTTAAAAGCATATTCTCCTGTTGCATTTGTAGCTGGATTAGTGAGTTGTAATGCACTAGTTGTAGTATTAAATGTTGTATTAGTATCTACTCCTTGAAATGGTGGACTATCTAAATCTTCTCTATCTTGTAGTATTACTTGAGTATCAGTAAGATCAGGTAAATCTTGTATTATACTAGCTTCTCCAGTGCTAAAGTTTCCTTGGTCATCTTGAAATTTAAGAATGTACTCACCATCTAAAGATGGCACAATAACATCTGTAGTACTGCCAGCAAGAGCAGTAACAAGGTCAACTGAGTTTTGAAATGTACCAGTACCATCTGTCAAATTACTGTGTCTTACATAAACTCTCCCACCATGTAAAACATCAGCGTCTACAGCTTTTGACCACCTAAGTCTTACTAGTTTATTTGTAATAGGCTCCATTGATAAGCCTTGAACATTTCCAGGAGGTGCAGTTTTACCAACAGCATTAAATGTTAAATCGGCTGATGTTGCAGATAAGTTTAATGCAGCATTATATGAAAATACTTTAAATTCGTAAGTTCCTGCCTCTGTACCAACAATCTCAAAGTCAGGTCTAAAAACAATTTCACTTACCCAGTTTGTATTATTAAATCTGTATTGAACAAGATATTGACTTACACCTGTGACTGATACCCAAGATAGAATTAATTTAGTTACAGCAAGAGCATTTATTACAACAATTCTTTCAGATGCCTGTAGGTTTGAAGGAGGGGCTTTTGGTTCATTTAGTAAAGATACAGTTCTTGAAGGTAAACTTATACCAGATTCAATATTGGCATACTTGCCATCAATATAAGTTAGTGCAGTAATCGCATAGTTAATACCATCTTGTTCTTCAACGCTTATTACTTTAAATGTCTGTGCTTCTAGATTAGAACTTTGTACTAACCATATAGCATTTGCATTAGGTGTTGCAGATAAGGCCGAATCTAATGTAATTACACTTCCTATAATTCCAATTACGTTTTTGGTCTCTACTGTGCCATCAGGTAATATCACACTGCATTTTTTATTTGTTCCAGTAAACGTATCTAAGTCTGTTGTATTGTCTACAGTAATTTGAGTTGTAGTTGCAGATTTAATTCTTCCTGATCTTCTTTTCCCACCACGAACAGGATCATTTACAGAAATTACACTTCCAGGTCTTACTATTGCTCCAGCATCTATTGATGTTGTAAAAGTAACTACTTCAGATTCATTTTGCTCACTAAATAATATTGCCTTACCTAACCTCTGAGCTTGACCACGGGAAGTACAGGCAAATGCTTTTACATCTTTCTTTACTATTCCAAGTTTTGCTTGAGCAGCAGTATCCTCTACAACTTCATAATCAATTTCTCTGCTATCCATATTGAAATAACTGACAGAAATAACTGTATGTCGTTGTTTTAGGCTGCTACCAGAATATGAAAATCCACCTTCACCTACGTTTGCCAAACTAAATAAATAACTTGGATCTGTTGGTCTGTCTTGCGTAATTGTTATAGAACCTTCAGACCAGATTGGAAAACATCTCATAACACCAGCTAATTCATTAATAAGCTGATAAGCCTCCATAGATCCCTGTAAATTAACATTGCAACTAAACCTTGCTTCCTGTCCGTTAAAACCATCTGATACTAATTCATTTGCATATTTACTAGCTGCTACAAAACTAAATAAATCTAAATTACTGTCTGATATATGCGTTCCAAATCCGTACCTTTCAGTCGTGAGGAGGTCGAGTAATATTAGACTTGGACACGAGCACCATTGGGCTGCACCCATCGTTCCATTAAATATGTAGCCACTTGGGTAAATAATTCTACCTGTCTGCAAATCAACAGTAGGTGTACCAGAATTTGATGCTCCTGCTCCTGGTATTCTTACTTTTACACCACGAATACGAAAAGCTCTTTTTGGTATAGAACTAAACTCTTCAGAATCTATCCTTAAATTTGTATATGCACTATTTAAATATCTTTGTTTATCATCAACAATCTCACCAATACTTGTCCAAGTAAAAGCATCAACAAGCTCTGAAGATGTACTATCTGCTGTAACTCTTACAACTCTGACATCTACAGGAAATGCACCCGTAATATTTATACGATATTCTTTTTGGTAAGCATCAGCAGTTCTACCAGTGATAGTATCTGATAAAACATCGCTGAAACCACCACCGTTATACTGAACTTGTATTTTTAAATCAACGGTAGAACCAAGAATATCTCCCTTATCGGTAATTTTTTGTAGTGAAGGAAATGTTATTGTTACCTTTACAGCGTCAACATTAGTATTTGTTATTTGACGGGTAACAGGAGAAGAAGTTGTTACTGTTACTCCTACACCAGTAGTTGACTGACTACTTTCAATGCCTGGAATATGTTGTTGGTTGGCTGTTCCAAAACGAGGTGTTAAGTTTACATTTTGAAAATTAAAATCAGTAGTCTGTGGATTTGTATTGCTGGCACTAGGGTTCAGAATAGGAGTGTCATTTAAAAATATATCTTTTAATGCTGCATTATTATATGCTGTTGTGTTTTTTGTAAGTCCTGCTTTGGATGGTGTAGCAAAACCTTCTATCTCACCTTCAGATAATAAATCTTGAATAGAAGCAAATTGTCTACTATTTAAAGTATCAGGTGCTCTGGTTGGGGTTCGTGGAGAAGGAGGAGAACCACCTGCACCTCTAATAATTTTATCTGTCATGTTGCTACCTGATTTGTGTCAATACCAGCCGATATTACAACTGACCCTGTTACTATCTCACCATAAACTATTGGATGAGAAGTACCAGCCCTAGATGTATTTTGAATACCAGAAAAGTTAAATGATATTCGTGGATCTTCTTCATTATTAAATTCTTGTGGTTTAGGTAGAGGAAAAAGTAATTCACTTACACCCATAAGCACAAGACCAACACCTATATTTCCAGCAATAGCAGCAGCACTACCTCCAAAAAAACCAAATCCTTGAGTAGCGTTAAGAGCAAAACCCGTTCCACCTGATATTATACCTACTCCTATCAATGCAGCACCTAATAATATTTTTCCGACATCTCCACCAGCACCAGTAATAACAGGAACAATACTTATGTCAGATTGTCCTATAGGATTATGTATCTCAGTCTCATCAATATCATAATCTCCAACAAGTACTTTATAATATCTATTAGCCATATGTGCTTCTAGTTTTGGAAAGTTGCTAACAAGAAAACGTATTGCATCAGCAGTAGAATTTATTACAGCATCTAATTCTTTATGACCTACAAAGTCAGCTAATTCTCCATAAAGTTTAACTTTTCTGAGCATAACGATACCTCTTACCAGTACATTTTAACAACCACTCAGAATATGGCTCTCTACAAGATAGTCTATCTGCTAAATG